TCATATAGATCCTACCAGCATTGGGTCAGGTGATACTACTGTGGTTAAACTAGACAACTTACACATTGATAATGTAGACTATGTTAAAATGGACTGTGAAGGGTTCGAGTATCGTGTGATACAAGGCGCAGAGCAGACCATTCGACAATGGCGTCCCGTTGTGGTTGTAGAACAAAAGCCACACGACATGTATTCAAAGGAATATGGACAATTTGCGGCCATTGACTTGTTAAAATCATTTGGCATGCGCAAGCTAGACCAAGTTAAAGATGATTGGATTATGGGATGGGAATAAAAATTAGATTTTTCAGTGATGTGTACAAGAGCAAACGAGCCAGTCATCGACTGCGTGGTGATGTAACCTGTCAAGCATTGTTAGAACAAGGTTATGATGCTAAAATTTTAACTGATTGGAGCGAAGTTGACTCAGATACTATTGTTATCTTTTTAAAACACAGTTCAGTAGATAGTATACAACGGGCCCGCAACCTTGGTTCCCGAACAGTTTATGATCTTTGTGACAACAAATTTGGTGAAAAACAAGAGTACAAACCTTGTTGCTTGACTGCAGACTTGGTTTCAGTCAACAGTGTTCAAATGGGCGTGAGTGTAAAAATGCACACTGGAAGAGACAGCATTGTGATGCCTGATCCGTTTGAACGTCCTAAACTGCCCCCAAAATTTTCTCCGGGACATGATATTAACTTGTTATGGTTTGGATCACAGAGTAGTTTTAAGTTTTTGCCCATGGTGGAAATATGGCAACGATTGGAAAAAGAAGTGTGTAATTACTTGTATACCATGGTCAGTGCCAGGATTGACAGAGTCTTTAGTAAATTTCAATTGAGACAACAAAAAGGAGTGGTGGCTGGTATCAATCTAGATCGTGTAAATATGAAAGAATGGACTTGGGAGTTACAAGGCCAACTGTTAGAACAGTGCGACATTGTGTTGATGCCGGTGCAAACTGATAATCCAAGAACTGATACCAAAAGCGCAAATCGTGTTATTGACAGTTTGATCTCAGGCAAATTTGTGATTACCACTCCCTTGGCCAGTTACGAAGAGTTTGCTCCATACACTTGGCAGGGCGACTACATCGAAGGTATTAAATGGGCTCGTGACAATCCTGATCAGGTGATCAACATGATTGCCGCAGGCCAACAGTATACAGAACAAAACTACTCAGCACGGGTGTTGAGCAAGCAGTTAATTGACGAAGTTGAACGACAATTAAATTCAAAGGAGACATAATGTCACATGTGCAACAGATAGAATATGTAAATTCAATCAAATCGAACTATCCTAATTATTTTAAAAATACAAAAGTTTTAGAAGTTGGTAGTTTAGATATTAATGGTAGTGTGAGAACATTTTTTGAAGATTGTGATTATACCGGAATAGATCTTGGCGAAGGCAATGGAGTTGACGTTGTCTGCGAAGGGCAAAATTTTCCTGGCGAGTCCGATTGTTACGATGTTGTGATTTCTTGCGAGTGTTTCGAACATAATCCTTATTGGATAGAAACTTTTGAAAACATGTATAGAATGTGCAAACCCACAGGACTGATAGTGATGACTTGTGCTACCACGGGAAGAAAAGAGCACGGAACGTCCAGGACCTCACCTAGAAAAAGCCCGTTAACTGTGGCCAAAGGTTGGGATTATTATAAAAATTTGACCCAAGAAGATTTTAGAAACAACATGAACTTTGATGGAACATTTTCTAAATACGAATTTTCTGAAAATACAAAATCGTCAGATCTTTACTTTTTTGGCATTGCCGGCAATCCTAAATATTTGTTAAGAAAATATATTCATGCTTGAACAAAAAGTACAAGAACTACTGCAACAACAACTTCCAATCAAGTTGCACCTAGGGTGTGGACCTACCCTCTTAGATGAATGGGTCAATGTTGATGGAGATTACTGTGTAGGGCAACCTGGCGTGATCATACACAACATTGCTGATCCATACCCTATCCCAGATAATTCAGTGGATGAAATACTAACAGTTCATGTGATCGAACACATACCACCCGGTGAGGTTCCTGCGATGATCCTGGAGTGGCGGAGAATTTTAAAACCCACTGGTTTTGTAACAACAGAGTGGCCGGACTTTTTAAAAATGTGCAAATATATTGTGGAGGATCCTAGTAGAATTTATTCAACTGATAAAAAAGTTCAAAAAAACGGACTTACTGGGATATATGGAAACATGAGAAGATACCAAGATATAGCCATGACACACAAGTGGGGATACAGTGTCGAAAGCATGTGTTTGTTGTACCAAGAACACGGATACAGTAAAACAACTGTAGAAGCTCCCAAATATAGAAAAACATTGTCAGACAGTAGGGTGGTAGCATACAAATGACAAATACAAAATCTAAACCATTGCTGGTATTGTATGGGGTTCCATATCAAGGTTGGTCGTTTTTTCAAGACGATTGGTATAAATTTATTGTGGATGAATATTTTGACATAGAATATTATGATGAAAACAAAACTTATTCAGACGATACTACATTTCTAACTGGGTGTAATGTATACATTGATCCCAAACATCGAAATAAATTTATTGATAAAAAATTAATCGTTGATGCTACCTGGGAAAGTTTTGTGGGCAAGTGGGGGAAGAAACTATATCCCAATAGGTCAGATAGGCACTATTTTATATACGGCAATCACGCAACAGAGGCAGTGGAAAATGTATTATTTGTTCCTAGCTATTTCAGATATCACTTTGCTCTTTGGTGGAAAAGGGACGGGAAATATCCTTATATTCCCAGTAGAACATATGACAAAAAGTTTTTAATGCCAATCGGGCACCGAAGGGGTTGGAGAGACGACGTAGTAGATGCGTTAACCCCTTGGCTAGACGAGTCTTTATGGAGTTATGTGTCAAAGGGGCATTTTTTACCCGGGCCAGTTGATCGAGTTGGGAAGAGAATTGATTATTATCAGTTCAATCCCAAGTGGTACGATCAAACTTGTTATAGTATAGTACTCGAAACTGCAAAAGAGTGGGCTGCCATGTCTTTGTTCTTGACCGAAAAAACTTATAAACCAATTGCTTTTAAACACCCGTTTATGCTTATGAGTGCGCCCGGAGCACTTGCTTTTTTAAAATCTCAAGGATTTGAAACTTTTGATAATATATTTGATGAGAGTTATGATACCACTAATGTATTTCAAGACCGGATGGATATCATAATTAACAATATTAAAAACTTTGCAGGTGCCCCGTTTGATCAAGAAACTATCAGGAGAACCGAACATAATTATAATTTGTTCTACAACATGGACAAGGCAATAGCAGGTTTGAAAAATGAACTAATATATCCTATCTTAGAAATTATAGAGAAAAAATAAACACATGTCATCAGAGTACTACAAACAAAGTGTTGAATTAGGACAGCAATTTCAACAGAACAATTCCAAAAACTGGACAGGCAACGACAGCAAAAATTATCACAATTACATACGATTTCTCATGGATCGTTATGCTGCCCGAACTGTATTAGACTATGGCTGTGGCAAAGGTCAACAATACACTGACGTGGTACCATATGGATTGCCCGGTGGTGCCATGAGTGAGCCAATGACTTTTCAGACTCGAATTAATGCTGAATCAGTGTACAAATATGATCCTTGTGTACCGGCATTTGATCAAGAACCTGTTGGGCAACAATTTGATGCTGTCATTTGTACACAAGTACTGGGCAGCATTCCTGATGCTGACATACCCTGGATTAAACACAAATTCATGAACTATGCAACCAAGTTTGTTTTTATAGGACTTCATAGTGACCCGGGCAAGTGTAAAAAACGCATTTATGATCCTGCTTACACCAATCCTTATCGAACTGTAGACTGGTATCAAGAACAATTCAGTGACTGGGCCGGTCCTGATTTGTATTGGTGGGTTAGAGATGCAGATACCAGATGCAACGATTGGTACAAGATATGAAGATAGGATTTAACTGTAGTAGTTTTGATTTGTTGCATGCTGGACATGTAACCATGCTCAAGATGGAAAAACAGTTGTGCGACTATTTAATTGTGGCACTACAAACGGATCCCACAATTGATCGTCCGGGTATCAAAAATAAACCAGTACAAAGCACATACGAACGTTATGTACAGTTGCAAGGTTGCAGATACGTGAATGAAATTTTAGTGTATGATACGGAATTTGATTTGTTACAAATGCTACAAACTCAAACCATACACATTAGATTCCTTAGTGACGAATATATTGACAGGGATTTTACAGGCAAGCAATGGTGTATAGACAACGGGATAGAGTTACACTATCACAAAAGATCACATGTGTATAGTTCCAGCGAATTACGGGCAAGAACTGCTAATTTAGAAAACACCAAAGACAACGTCAATGCATTGCCACAGCACAGCCCAGACTTGTTAACCAAGATAAGGTAAGAATTTTTTGTAGATCAACCCTTGGCGACTTTCCTCGTCGGTCCAGTGACATGCACTTAAATTGTTCAACCAGTTTGTTCGATCGGGCATGGCAGGATTATGAATTGTTGCAGCATCAGTATTGGCCACTTGCCAACACACACTGCTAGGATCATCTACCCATAGCGGAACTCCGTACAGTATTGCGGCAACCCCACTGCTACTGTTAAACACAAAAGCGCCTGCGGCATGTTTTAAATCTTTCACTAAAGAACGTTGGGTTGGATTACTCACTGTGACCCCAGGTTGAATCAATGAAGTTGGATCAGCCATTTTTCCCGGATGCGGGCGTAACACAATGGGCATGTCAGTGTGTTGCTGTATGAGTTTTATTTTTTGTTCAGTCCAAGTCAGTGGGTGCAGACCCTTCATGGTAAACCCACCGTCTCGTTGCATTAGTAGTAGTATGTAATTTCCAGTTGAGCGCCAATCATGTACACTGA